ACTGCACGTGAAATGCTCGCGCGCATTACGCTCATGTTGGAAAACATTCCGTTCTTTCTTCAGCCTGGATCAAAAGCACTCAATAAGGGTTCTTTGGAGTTCAGTAATAATTCCAGGATTGTCGCTGCTGCTACTTCCGGTAGTTCTATTCGTGGTATGTCTGTCAATCTACTTTATCTTGATGAGTTTGCTTTTGTTGAGCGTGCTGCAGAATTTTATACCTCAACGTATCCGGTTGTTTCAGCAGGTACAGACACTAAAATTATTGTTACGTCGACCGCTAACGGAATTGGTAACCAGTTCCACAAGGTTTGGGAAGGAGCTGTCCAAGGGATAAATCAGTTTAAACCTTTTCGTGTCGATTGGTGGGATGTACCTGGTCGAGACGACAAATGGAAGACTGAAACGATAGCAAACACAAGTCAACTACAGTTCGATCAAGAATTTGGTAATACATTTTTTGGAACTGGTGATACGCTTATAAACGCTGAAACTCTTCTAAGTCTTAGAGCAAAACCGTATAAAAGATTACTTGAAAACGGCTTACTGAAAATTTACAAAGAGACAGAGGAAGATCATGAATACATCATGACCGTGGATGTAAGCAAGGGAAGAGGGCAGGATTACTCTACTTTTAACATACTCGATATTAGCACAAGACCTTTTGAGCAGGTGGCTGTATATCGCAACAACACTATCTCTCCAATTCTCTTCCCTAATGTTATATATAAGTACGCAAAAGTCTACAATGAAGCTTACGTGGTAGTCGAAGCAAATGATCAAGGCTCAGTTGTCTGCAATGGGTTATATCACGATCTTGAATATGAAAACATGCACGTCGAATCCGCTATCAAAGCTAACGCTCTTGGTATTGAAATGACACGTAAAACAAAAAGACTTGGCTGCTCAGCCATCAAAGACATTCTCGAAAATAATAAAATACAAATCGTAGACGAACAAACAATACTTGAGATTTCTACATTTGAAGCAAGAGGTCAGTCTTATGAAGCGACTGACGGTAATCATGACGATTTGATGATGAATCTTGTAATGTTTGGTTATTTTGTTTCAACTCAGTACTTTGCTGACATGACAGATATCAATCTCAAAGAAATGATATTTAAACAAAGAATGCAAGAAATTGAAGATAATGTGGTGCCTTTTGGAATAATTGACGACGGTCGTCAGTACTCTCAGCAAATTGAAAATACGGAAGATCCTTGGAAAATAAGAGAAGAAACTGAAAGGTATATTTACGATCCTGATGATCCTATCTTGTAAAGTAACAAAGTTATAAATAATGATAAGTTGACTATTCGTATCATGGAACATATAATTTTTAAAGAGGAAAGATAAATGGCACTTTCAACACCGTCTCAATCGCCGGCTGTTGTCGTCAAAGAAATAGATCTGACTGGTGGCGTTCCAAACGTGCAGTCAACTACAGGCGCAATTGTCGGAAACTTTCGTTGGGGTCCTGCTGAACAAAGAACATTGGTAGACAATGAGGCAACTCTTGTCGAAATATTTGCTTCACCAGACTCTGACAATACAATCGATTGGCATCATGCCAATTACTTCCTGAAATATTCAGGTTCACTTCAAGTGGTCCGCGAAGTAACATCATCAGCAAAAAATGCTCGTTCTACTACAGGTCAGTTATCAACTGATTCTGGTTCAACTCTACCTACAGAGATTGTAAAGAACCAAGCAGACTTTGATGCTCAACTCGGTGCACTTGATTCAGATTCACACACATTCTTAGGTAAATTTCCAGGTGAACTTGGTAACGGCCTTCAAGTCTCAATGTGCGGACCAAACAGTACAGCATTCAATGCTTGGTCATACAAAGGAGATTTTGATGCGGTACCAGGTACATCAGACTATGCATCAGATCGTAACGCTTCAAATGATGAAGTTCATGTGGTTGTTGTCGATAAAGATGGAAAGTTTACAGGAACAAAAGGTTCAGTTCTTGAAACATATCCATTTGTATCTATCGCAACAGATGCAAAGAACGCTGATGGAACTACAAACTTTGTTAAAGACGTGATCAATAATCGTTCAGAATATGTTTGGATGATTGATTTTGATTCAGACTTTGGCACAGCACGTGGTAATGGTGTAGTAGACAGCGGAGATGATTTTGCAGCTGCACATAATCCAACAGCGATTCAAACTGCAAATGACTTTAACTTTGCAGGCGGAGTTAATTCAGATACATTAGGAACATCAGAAATTTTAGCTGGTTTTGATCTCTTTGAGGATAAAGATCAGGTAGAAGTTGATTTCTTAATCGCACCTTCAATGAACTCTCGTGCAGATCAAACCACAGTCGTTAACGATTTGATTACGACAGCACAATCACTACGTAAAGATTGCGTTGTTGCAACCTCACCAGCACGTACTGACGTTGTAGGTCTAACAAACGCTGGTACAATGACAACGAATGTAGTGACAACAGCAAACACATTTACAAACTCATCGTATCTTGTAATGGACAATCAGTTCTTAAAAGTGTACGATAAGTTTAACGATCAGTTTATCAAGATTCCTGCAGCTTCTTCTACAGCAGGTATTATGGCCGCAACCGACATAAACAGAGCAGCATGGTTCTCTCCAGCTGGTTCAAGGCGCGGACAATATCTTGGTATTACAGCAATTGAGTATTCACCAACAAAATCTCAGCGTGATACTCTTTATAAAGCAAGCGTCAATCCTATTGCTAATATTGCGGGTCAAGGCGTACTTCTCTTCGGTGATAAAACGAAGCTTGGTCGCCCTTCAGCATTCGATCGTATTAACGTACGTAGATTGTTCTTGATTCTTGAAAGAGCGATTGGTAGAGCCGCTGAGCAGGTTATGTTCGAGTTTAACGATGAGTTTACTCGAGCTGAGTTCGTCAACATTGTTGAACCAGTACTTCGTGAAGTCAAAGGACGTCGAGGTATTACAGACTTTAAAGTTGTTTGCGATGAAACAAACAATACAGGAGCTGTAATCGATCGTAACGAGTTTATCGCTAATATCTTTATTAAGCCAGCTCGTTCAATCAACTTCGTCACTCTAAACTTTGTTGCTGTTCGTACCGGTGTTGACTTCGAAGAAGTCGTAGGCACGGTGTAAGGAGGTAAACAATGGCTATTCTAGGAGTAGATGATTTCAAATCAAAGCTAAGAGGTGGAGGTGCACGTCCTAATCTCTTTAAAGTAACGATCAACTATCCAGGATTTGCTAATGGCGATCCTGAACTTACATCGTTTCTTTGTGAAGCAGCTGCGCTACCAGCGTCAACAATGGGTCAGATCATCATGCCATTCCGTGGCCGTCAGCTAAAAATGGCTGGCGATCGTACATTTGCGGAATGGACAACTACGATCATCAATGACACAGACTTTGCAATTCGTAACTCGATCGAACGGTGGATGAATGGTATTAATGCTCATTCAGCGAATACCGGTTTAAATACACCGATTGCATACGAAGCAGATCTTAAAGTTGAACAGCTTGATCGCGACAGCACAGTGTTGAAAACCTATACTTTCCGTGGTGCATTTCCACAGGATCTTTCAGAAATCGCTGTCTCATACGCAGACAATGATAACATCGAAAGATTCACATGCACATGGTCATATCAGTATTGGGAATCAAACACAACCAGCTAAGATAAATAGTAGGAGAGCCGAGAAAGGCTTGGCTCTCCTTTATTAATTAGGATGTGAATATGGCAGAACAAGCTAATCCAGGTGCAGAGGGTATTAAACTCTTTGGATTTGAAATTAAGAGAGCGAGCAAAAAAGAAGATGATAAGAAATTACCATCTATCGTTCCGCCGCGCGATGACGAAGGTGGTAGTTACGCCACAGCTTCAGGTACCCATTATGGTCAGTATCTAAATCTTGACGGCGACGATTCAAAAGATAACTATCAATTGATTATGAAATATCGCGGAAACGCGATGCATCCAGAAGTTGACAACGCTATTGAGGACATTGTCAACGAATCAATTACTGCTGGCGAAATGAAACAAACTCTCGAGTTGAACCTTGATGCAGTCGAAGTACCAGACAGAATTAAAAAACTAATAAGAGAAGAATTCGATAACATCTATAGTATGTTGAATTTTAAGGAGCTAGGACACGATATTTTTAGAAGGTGGTATATTGACGGTCGTCTTTATCATCATCTTGTAGTAAATGAGACTAATCCAAAACTTGGTATACAAGAAATCAGACCTATTGATTCTGCAAAAATGCGTAAAGTCAAAAAGGTCAAATACAAAAAAGATCCTACTACAGGCGCAAAACTTGTTGAAAAGACTGATGAGTTTTTTATCTATCAAGAAAAACCAGGTCAATCAACATCTGGCGTAAAAATGACGGTTGATTCAGTATCTTACGTAACTTCAGGTTTATTAACAGAAGATCGTAAAAAGATTGTATCACATCTTCATAAAGCGCTGAAACCTATCAACCAACTTCGCATGATGGAAGATGCACTTGTCATCTATCGTCTTGCAAGAGCGCCTGAAAGAAGAGTCTTTTATATTGATGTTGGTAACTTACCACGTGGTAAGGCTGAACAGTATATGAAAGACATTATGGCAAAGTATCGTAATAAACTTGTATACGATGCAAAGACTGGAGAAATACGAGACGATCGTAAACATCAGTCAATGCTTGAAGATTTTTGGTTACCAAGACGTGAAGGTGGAAGAGGCACTGAAATCAGTTCTCTTTCGGGTGGAGAGAATCTAGGACAAATTGAAGATATTATTTACTTTCAAAAGAAAATGTATCGTTCATTGAATGTACCTATTTCTCGTTTAGACACTGAAACGGTACAAGGTATTCTTGGTAGATCTACAGAGATTAATCGAGACGAACTTAAGTTTCAAAAGTTTATTGAAAGACTTCGCGCAAGATTTTCTCACCTTTTCTATGGCATCCTTAAAACTCAGCTAATAATGAAAGGTATTGTTACTGAAGAAGATTGGAATGAATGGAAAAGTGATCTTACAATTGATTATCAAAAAGATAATCACTTTGCTGAACTTCGTGATGCGGAAATGTTGACAAACAGACTTGAAAGTCTAGACAGAGTTCAGAACTATGTAGGTGAATACTTCTCGAAAGAGTGGGTCATGAAAAATGTCCTACATCTTACAGACGATGATATCGAAAGAATGGCAAAAGAAATCAAGGGTGAAGACCCTGATGACAATGAAGGAGACTCTGATGAGTGAAGCAGTGAAGGACCTGATTCAACAGGCGCTTGACCAAGATTTTAATAAGGCAAATCATACATTTGCTGACGTCATGACAGTAAAACTGTCTGATGTACTAGATCAAGAACAGATAAAACTTGCAGATCAAGTTTACAACGGCGTAGATCCAGAAGATGAAGAAGAAATTGATGATGATCAATTAGAACTTGATATCGATGGAGATGAAGAAGATGTCGAAACAGAGGCGGAGGATGAAGACGAAGAAGAGTCCGATACTGATGCTGAACTCGGAATGGACGACGGAGATGAAACCGACGAGGATGATGGACTCGAACGGGATACCGAAGATGGTGAGGACGAAGATTCTGAAGAATCTTGATCTTGGTAAAAAATAACAAAAGTATAAATAATTGTAACTATATAACTTAGAGGATAACATGGCAGTATTTTTTACACCTTTGGCTGCTCAAGAAAACGCTGGAACTACCTCAGGAGCAGCATCAACTGTGAGCAACGCACAGGTCGTGCTTGTTTCAAATTCTGGTGCTACAGCGTACTTGGTCACTTTACTAGAAGAAGGTACTACTGACGTAAAAGGTAGCTTTACACTTGCAGGAAATAATATGGTTTTTGTTCATAAAAGCAAGTTTGATAAAATCTTTGCAGGAAATGCAGCTATAAAATTAACTAAATGTAGTTATCCAAGAGGTTAACATGAAACTTATTGCAGAATACACCGAACAAAATCTTGAAGTCTTGACAGAGGCTGATGAGAAGGGCAACAAGAAGTATGCCATTGAAGGTGTCTTCATGCAAGCAAATAAAAAGAATCGTAACGGTCGAATATATCCAAAGCCGATCATGGAGAAAGCTCTTAACAAATACAATACAGAGCAAGTAGCCAAAGGCCGAGCTGTCGGTGAACTTAATCACCCTGAAGGACCGACTGTTAATTTAGACAAGGTTTCTCACAAGATCGAACGCCTAGAATTTAAAGGTGATGATGTTGTGGGTAAGGCGACTATTTTGGAAACTCCAATGGGTAAGATTGTAAAAGGTCTTCTTGATGGCGGTGTTCAATTAGGCGTCTCGACTCGTGGTATGGGAAGTTTAGCACGCGAAAATAACGCAATGATCGTACAGCCTGACTTTATGTTAAATGCTGTAGACATTGTTCAAGATCCATCCGCTCCTAATGCTTTTGTTAATGGGGTTATGGAAGGAGTTGAATGGGTTTGGAACAACGGTATTATCGAAGCTAGACATATTGAACAAATGGAGACTGAAATTAAGAAAGCTCCACGTGCCGATCTCTATGAGACGCAGGTTCGTGAGTTTAAGAATTTCCTCTCGTTACTTAAAACTAAATAAACAAGGAGTCAATTATGACTGATGAAAATCAAATCGAAGATCAGGATGTTGAACTCCATGACGAAGTAACTGAAGACGAAGTTATGGAAATGGCAACTCACGATCCAAAAAATGCTGAAGCTCAGTCAGTCGCAAGTGTAGACAAAGCTGGTGACGCAACAGGTACAGCGCCAAAACGTAAAATGGCTGGTGGAACTGCTGCAGATAATACAAAGCAAGATCCAATGCCAAAGACTAAGGCTGGAATGATTAACGCCATGTATAAAGAGATGTCAAGGATGAAGAAAGATAAATTGACGGCATCTTATCACAACATGATGAAAAATGAAGACGTAGATGTTGATGAAGGCGAAACAATCGCTGAAATCGATTATCAAGTCGACTTCTCACAGGATCTTAACGCTCTTGTAGAATCAGAAGCTACACTTTCTGATGAGTTTAAGCAAAAAGCAGAAACAATCTTTGAAGCAGCAATTAAGTCAAAGCTGACTGAAGAGATTGATCGTCTCGAAGAAAAATACAACGAAGAACTGGCAGAAGAGATTGAATCTACAAAGTCAGACCTCGTTGAAAAGGTCGACAACTATTTGAACTACGTAGTCGAGCAGTGGATGGAAGACAATAAGTTAGCCGTCCAAACTGGTCTACGCACCGAAATCGCTGAGAAGTTCATGAACAATCTGAAAGATCTGTTCACAGAATCTTACATCGAAGTACCGGAATCAAAAGTTGATTTGGTTGACGAATTGGCGGCAGAAGTAGAAGAGCTTGAAGAAGCACATAATACTGCTATCGCAAAGCAGCTTGAAATGGCAACACGACTTGAAGAGTATCAGCGTGCAGCAATTATCGCTGAAGCTTCTGAAGGTTTGGTTGAAACTCAAGTTGAAAAACTTAAGAAATTGGCTGAAGATGTTGATTTTGATGATGAAGAAACTTTCACACAGAAAGTTGCTACAATCAAAGAATCATACTTCACCAAGAAATCCGCTGAGTCTGCTGACATTGAAGAAGATACAAGTGACGACGATATCCAAGCTGTAGCTTCTGATACAATGGCTCAGTACCTTTCTGCAATCCAAAGAACTAAGAAATAATTTGGGAGTCCAAAATGATTCAAAACACAGTCTCATATGACCAGTTGATGGAGAAATGGGCACCTGTACTGAACGAAGAATCAGCAGGCGCAATTCAAGATCAACATCGTAAAGCGGTAACAGCTGCTGTGTTGGAAAACCAGGAACAAGCACTTCGTGAAGAAGGCGCGTTAATGGAAACCAACGATACAACAACTGTTACTTCAGGTACAACCGCTAACTGGAACCCAGTATTGATCGCACTCGTACGTCGTGCAATGCCAAACTTGATGGCATACGACATCTGCGGTGTGCAGCCAATGACTGGTCCAACAGGCCTCATCTTTGCGATGAAGTCTCGTTTCCAAACAATAAAAGACGGCGCGCTTAACGGCGACGAAGCGCTGTTCAACGAAGCAATTGTTAACTACTCAGGTGATTCATCAACAAACACACAGTCAACCGATCCATCAGGCCTTTCAGGTTTGACAGATCTAAACAGTGACTCAACAATTGATGACTCACGCGGTAACCCAATTTCAACAGTTGACCTGCATTCTACAGCAGAAGCTGAAGCTTTAGGCTCGGCCTCTGGTGACTCGTTCGCTGAAATGGGCTTCACAATTGAAAAAGCCACAGTGACCGCAAGGTCACGCGCTCTGAAAGCAGAATACACTCTGGAACTGGCACAAGACCTGAAAGCAATTCATGGTCTGGACGCTGAGACAGAGCTGGCAAACATTCTGTCAACAGAAATCATGGCTGAAATTAACCGTGAAGTAGTTCGTACAATCAACTCACAAGCCAAAACTGGTGCGGGTACAGCTAACACAGCAATCAATGGTATCTTCAACATTCAGACAGATGCCGATGGTCGTTGGTCAGTTGAAAAGTTCAAGGGTCTGATCCTTCAGATCGAGCGTGAAGCAAACACAATTGCTAGAGAGACACGGAGAGGAAAAGGCAACTTCATGGTCTGTTCTTCTGACGTCGCTTCTGCTCTTGCAGCTTCAGGCATGATGGACTACACACCAGCAATGTCAACAAACCTCAACGTAGACGACACAGGCAACACCTTCGCTGGTGTACTGAACGGTCGTATGCGCGTGTATATCGATCCTTATTCAAACGGCGATTACATCAATGTTGGCTACAAAGGCACAAACCCATACGATGCGGGTGTATTCTACTGCCCATACGTACCATTAACAATGG